CGTTAAAGTTCATCAGAAGAACAGCATAATGAAGGATCTTCATGATATCACGGCGGGCACTTCCCTTCTTATCATAACGGGAAGCATACTTGAGGATATTGCTGCGACAGAATGCCTCACCATCGCCACACGCTTCAATCAAGTCAAGCGTTTGAATCTTTTGGTCACCAGCAGAATAATGCTGGTTGTAAGTTCCACGAATGTACTCAAGAAGTTCTTTTACAATTTCTTCTTCATTGTACTTCCATGGAGTTGCTGGAGAACTCGCAATCATGTTAGTCATATTAAAAGTAAAGTTTTGTTCACTCATAAGGGGAGGCACTTTTTTACCTCCCCCAATTATATCAGAAAGGTGCCTCAGACGCAACTTCTTCAGTAGGAAGTTGGAAGTCAGCATCCACCTTGTCATACAGTTCCAGGAATGCTTGCTTGGTTTCGTCATCAAAACGGTTCACACAAACTTGGATTGCCTTTGCCTTGTCTTGGAAGATGCTGTAGGCACGGATGATGTGGACCAGGCGACGGGTGCTGATGATTTCCTCAATACCACCATCGTAGAAAGTCTTGCGGATGATGTCTGCCCAGTCAGTCAAACGCTTACAGAAGTCTCGGTCTTCCACACCAAGGTCCAGAGAAATACCCTCAAGAATACGTTGCTCGATCTTAGGAGAAGGATATTCCTGCTCAAAGGTCACAGGGAAACGCTCAAGGAATGCTTCGTTGAGGACGTTAGTGCCAATGAAGCGACCATCATCAGAACCCTTACCCTTGGTATTAGCAGTAGCGATGACGTTAAATCCAGCAGCAGGTTTCACCCACTTACCAATCTTCTTAAGGAAGACACCCTTACCTTCTAGAATGGACTGAAGGCAGAGGATCTTATTGGAAGCCAGGTCGATCTCGTCAAGGAGAAGGACTGCTCCCCGCTCCAGTGCTTCGATGACGGGACCGTTATGCCATGCAGTGTTCCCATCAACAAGCCTAAAGCCACCGATAAGGTCATCTTCATCAGTCTCAATAGTAATGTTTACACGAATCAACTCACGCTTCAGTTGAGCACATGCTTGCTCCACACTGAAAGTTTTACCGTTACCAGAAAGTCCCGTAATGAAAGTAGGATAGAAAAGACGAGACTCAATAATTTTCCGAATATCATTAAAGTTACCAAACTTGACGAAGGTATCATCTTTTTCAGGAACAAGATTTTGCTCAACAGCAGGAAGTGCAGCAGGTGCTTTTACAGTTTCTTCGAGTTGCTCACGAACTTCTTGGATGGTCAGGTTCCACTTACCACGACCAGTCTTGTATGAATCAAGTTTCTTGGTAACAGTCTGGTAGTTAGAACCATTCATAGCACACCAGGCACGGATGTCGGCGGCAGTCACAGACTCCCCATACACTGCTTGGAGAGAAGTGCGGATGTAGTCAGCGGAGACGGTCATTGAGTCGTTTGTTTTAACTGAAGTTATTATAGTACTAAAAAAGGGGTCCGAAGACCCCCAGTGGACAGTTTGGAAATTGTCCTATTACTTAGAACTTCCTCTACGGAGGGTCTTTCTTGAGGATTTGTATGGAGCAGGTGGGGCAAGTGGTTCGGGAGCAGGTGCTTCTTCTACAACTGGTTCGGGAGCAGGTGCTTCCTCTACAACTGGTTCTACTACTGGTTCGGGAGCAGGTGCTGGGGCAGCAGGTGCTGGAGCTGCTTTTTTACCTCCCAATAGATCTCCAAATCTAGACATTGCTTTTATCAAATACTTTTAGGTATTTATCAGGCAACAAGTTCCACAAACTCTCCAAGAATCTTCTTGTTCATTTTCTTGGACTTGAGACTCTTGGCAAAAGCACTTTTGATTTGGGTCTTAGTTGCATCCTCAGCAACCTCAAAGTCAGTATCTTGAGCAAGGGCATTAGCAGAAAGACCGAAGTAAGAATGATACCCAGACTTCTTAATAGTAAACGCCCGTTGCTTTTTCCAGATGCTCATAGTCTTTTCATACTCGGGTCCATAATACCCACAGTAGCGGCGAATGAAACTACCAGCATCGCGGGACTCAAGCACACGGATGCCAATGAAGTTGATATCCTTAAACTTGTCACGAAGGTTGCGGAGGAGAATATCAGTAAACTCATACCACTCACAGTCAAGAGAGTAGGTCATACCAGTCTTACGGTCACGAAGGAAAGAGTTAGGTCCAATGTAGTTCGTGCCCATAAAGGGTTCGTCCTCCCAGCGGCGCTGAACTTCGCGGTGATACTTAGGCATTGCTGCCTCACCATCGGTCAAGATGACGCACTGAACTTTCTGGAGTTTGTTCTCCTTTTGGAACTTGGGAAGAATTTCATGGAGAGCAACCATAGTCTCATTCAGAGGAGTTCCAGAAAGACTCAGACCATAAGGAATATTGTAACGAGTATATGTATTCCAACGAAAGGAAGTAGCAAGACGGAACAAGTTCTTCATCTGTTCTTCCAAAGTCTTACCGTTGGTTTTGCTAGTGAGCATATTCATGAGAGAGAACCACTCACCGACCTGAACCAAACCATCTTTCTTGGTATAAGCAAGTTCACGAAGATTTGATTTGCCATCCTCATCGTAGGAAACCAGAGGGTAGTCACTGGTGAAAGCATAAACCTCAAAAGGAATAGCAACCTTCTTACAGAACCAAACAAGGTTAAAGAGTTGCTTGACGGTATCGAGCATCACATCACACATGGAACCAGACCAGTCAAGGATGAACACCAGACCATGATTCTTACCATCAGCAAGAGTAGTGACCTTCTTAAAAAGGTCCTCATTGTACTTGTAGGTATGAAGTTTGGTACAGTCCAGCACTCCAGTGCGGGCAGTAGTAGCACGCGCATAGGAGTCTGCTGCCTTACGACACTCAAACTCTTTCACCAGATAGTTTACTTCTTTCTGAGCAGAACGCTTGAATTCCAAGAACTTCTTATCAACTTCACCAAAGATTTCTTCAGAGGTGTATTCTTTCTCTTCGAGACAGGACCCCCAGTATTCTTTACACTTATCATGAATTTCAGAGTTAGAAACAATAATTTTATTTAAGTCAAGTTTGGGCAACTCAAGATAAACATTCTCAACGCCACCATTCTCAACCAACTCCTTGAGTGCTTCCTCAAGAGACTCCATAGTTTTGACTTCAGGTTCCTCACTAGTTCCACCACCAGTAGAACTAGGTTCTTGCTGATTTTGATCGGAAGTGCCACCATAGGAATCAGTTTCACCAGGTTGCTCCTGACCATCTTCACCTTCTTGTGATTGCTCGCTGAAGTCGGAAGCAGGTTGAGTACCACCACCTTGCTGAGACTCAAGAGAGTCCATAGGAGTCTTCATTTCCTCTTCCTGCTTCTGCTTACAAAACCTATAGAGTTTCCAAGCAGCAGCAAGAACATCAACAAAAGTTTCAGTCTCTCCAATCAAGGTGACAAGTTCTTTCTCATCATCCTCAAAAGGAACATCTACAAAGTTTCCAATCTTGTAGTAAAGATTGACTTTATCAGCAAGGTTATAAGTGCTCAAATCGTCGTCAGCGATCTGGAAGAAGTCTTCTTCAGCAAGTTCCTGATAACCACGATAGAAGGTCTTGGAGAGACCAGCATACCGACGCTTCATGAGTTTCTCAATACGAGCATCCTCAACCACATTCACAAACTGTGGTGGAATCTTATGAGTCTTCAGCCAGTCCTCATCAGGAGTGTAGAGAGCGTGACCCACCTCATGACCCACCAGAAGGTCATAGACAGTGCTGCTTGCCTTCTCCCACATAGGAAGAGTCAGCACACGAGTGTGGACATTGAAACAAGCAGTCTCCACTTTCTTGTGCTCAACCACCAAATCCTCAGTAGCAAGGAGTTTAGCAAGTTGGGACTTGATTTCGTGGCTGACGGTCATCGGTCTGTTGCGTATGGACCTATTATACAAAAAAAGGAGGTCCGAAGACCTCCCAGTGTTCCAGTTTTAGAAGTGTCTATCAATATCCAGACTTCTTCTTTTTCTTTGGTTTTGAGTGTCCGCCACCACAGGATGACTCAACAATGCTCTGTCTCCACTCTTCACTCATATTTGCCATAATAGCGAGTGCTGCTTCTTCAGTATCAGCAAAACCTTCGCTCATCAGGTGACCCTTGACGATATCAAAGAGATCTGCTGAGTTGGTTTGCGTTTCTGGTTTATTAGGACCAGCTTTCATACCACGCTGTTCCCTCTCTCTTCTCATTTCGCGTTCTTGTTCACGCTTAATAGATTCTCTTCTATATCTTTCAACTTGTCCCTGCTGCTCCATTTCACCCTCCTGAATATTTTCAGTTTGTGGTTTACGAATACTAGCGTATGATTCTCTAAAAAGGCGAAGTTCCTTGGAGTCCATTTTACAAATACTTTTTTAGTTATTTATCTATTTACCCTTCTTTGCCTCTTCTGCTTTCCTATCAGCAACTGCTTTACGATGTTGAGCGAGAGTTAGATGACGACCAACGTGAGTTTTCTTCTGTTTCTCACTCGCATTTGGATCAACATAAGTAGAAATCTTAGACTTAGAAGAACCAGTATTATCACCAGATTGTGCTGTAGTAATGCGACCAGTTAGTCTTGGTGCAGGTCTCTCCAAATTTTGTCCGTTAACAGGAGCAAATGGGTCTACTCTTGGTTTATCTGCCCTCGGAATAGTTACTTCAGGTTTAGGTTTAGGTTCTACTTTAGCAGCAGGTCTTGGTGGTGTATAGGGTTCAGCAACTCTTGGTTTTGCACCAACACCTTGTTCTGGAGTTGGAGGTTTAGGAAGAACAACATCTGGACCAGCCATATCAAATTTTGATGGGTTTAGGTTCATTTCCTTACTCCACCTTTTTTGGATCGCAGCGTCTCTATCTCTTATTTGTTGAGGCGAACGAGTTTGGGGAGTATCTCCCTGAAGATTAGTCAAAGCAGTAATAACAGTAGAGATAGGACTACCACCTCCTCTAGGTGTTGGTTTTGGAGCAACTGGTGCAGATGGTTGTGGGGTTCCAATTCTATATCTAATATTTGAAAAATTAGGAACCTGACTTCCCTTCAATAAAAGATCTTTTACTGCAGGAATATTTACTGGGGGTTTTTTAATACCAGTTGCATATTGAAAAACATCAGAAGCAGTTTTAACATCCCTAACTATACCCGCAAAAGGATTAGGAAATTGCATCTCTGATAGATAACCAGTATCTTCTACACTCTCAATAAACTGTCTATAGGTCTTCATCTACCCAAACACTTTTTAGATATTTATTAAAAAAGAAGCGTCCCCTTGTTGGAGACGCTTCTTGAGTGCTTGGCGACGTGCCTTTGCTTGTCGGAGTGCTTGCGGTTTCAGTTTCCGCTTCTGCTCCTTCTTTGAGTGGTGGTAGCGGTTGGGGACTTGCATTGCTCTTATGTCTATGGAGACACTTTACGGGAAAAACCTTTGATTTTGTCGAACTTTATGACACTTTCAAATTTGTCATGTAGGTCTGACTTATGAGAGATGACGAAGATATTAGCGTCTTTAATGACGTAACGGATAATCTTAAGGAACTCATCGGTGCCGAAACCATCAAGGGAAGAATCAAATACCTCATCCATAATCAGCAGGTTTGTATTAGCGGAGTTTTTGACTCTCGCTACTTCTCTCCAAGTGAAAAGTAGGGATAGGTCGATTCTCATTTTCTCACCCTCGCTAAAAGAAGAATATGAAAAATCTTCGTGAATGGGTGACTTTACTGATTCGTTAAACTCTTCATCAAGTTGGAAGTTAATATAAAACTCCATCATCTGAAGGTAACGATTCACCTGCTGATTTATGAACGGAAGATACTTCTTAATGATCTTCGTCTTTACACCATCGTCCTTAAGTAAGGAATAGGCAAAATCGTGATAAACGATTTCTTGTTTTCTGTCTGAAAGGTCTTCTATTGTCTTTTGGAGATTTTCTCTAAACTCCTCTAGCTTCTCATGTTCAGAATTTCTGTTTGCAAGGTTCTCGGTAATAGTTTGAATTTCATGCTCAAGATCTCTGATTTGTCTCTGGTTGAGGCTAATCCGAGTATTGTTTTGAGAAATGCCATGCGTTAAGTTTGTGATCTCCTGGGAAAGGTCTGTGAATTGACGCTCTCTTTCCTGTTCGAACTTGATAGTGTTTTCGAGTTCTTCGTAACCTTCTTTGAGTTCCTTTGCCTTATTTTGAGCGTCTGTAATTCTATTTAACCGAAACTCTTCCTCAATACTCTGGGTGCAGGTGGGGCATACCGTATTCTCACTGAAAAACTTATGTTCTTTAGTAATTGTACTTACCTTTTGAGATATCTTGCCCTTAAGATTGTTAAGCTTTACTAACTTCTTACCAGCATCAGTAAGTTTCTGTTGCTCTTCGGTAAGTTTCTCTACTTCCTCATTTGTCTTATCATTCTCTTCCATGTAAATACCAACCTCCTTATCAAGGTTGGTAATCTTTTCTCTGTTGGCATTAATATTGGCATTACCACGATTCTCAAGTTCTTCGATGAAGTCTTTCTGCATCTTCATCTTGTCCTTCAGAGTTTCCTTCTTCAGATCAAGAGACTTGACTTGAGTCTTTTTATCTTTAAGGTTATCCTTGAGAATATTATTCATCGCAGAAAAGATGCGAATATCCAAAAGGTCTTCGATAACTTCTCTACGGTTTGCGGAAGTCAACTGCATGAAAGGCACAAAGGTGCTGCTACCCAAGATGACAATCTGGGTGAAAGACTTGTAGTTGAGTTTGAGAATATTCTCTTCCAGAATACGCTGCATCGCACGGTCATCTGCTTCACGATGAAGAGGTGTTCCGTTGACTACAATGTCAAATATATTTGGTTTGATACCACGACGCACAAGGTACTGACGAGTATTGATAGAAAACTCAATCTCTACGACACATTCACGTTCATTGGTGGTATTCACCAACTGTGGTTTATTGATCTTACGATATGGTTTATTAAACAGTGCGAAGGTAAGTGCGTCAAGAACAGTGGACTTACCAGCACCGTTAGTACCAACGACAAGGTTAGTTCTGTGTTGGTTTAGTTCTACTTCCGTAAACTGATTGCCAGTAGAAAGAAAATTACGCCAACGGATCTTTTGGAAGGTTATCATTCAGTTTAGGGGGAATAACGATGTCGTTTGGGGTTATCACAGCATACCGATAATTATACAACCTACACGTCCTTATGGCAAGTGCTCCATCAACTTCTACAACATCCATCTCAGCATCTTCTTCTTCATTGAGCATCATCGCATAACGCTCAGCATCATCTTCTTCCTCAAACAAAAACAGAACTTTTTCACCACGTTTATTTTGGACAGCATATGCCCCGTCGTCTTTTCTGTCTTTAAGAGTAAGAAGAAACATTACTCAACCTCGCACGCCTGTGAATATATTTTCTGCAGAATGCCTTTAACGATAGACTTATCACATTCCATTTCTGCTTCATCAATATATCTATTCAGGATAGAAATAGTGTTTTCACTTTCCTCAACCTCAAAGTCTTCACCTGCCTGGATATCAAAGTTCTCAACGATCTTGA